TTAAAAGATTAAATGAAATGATAGAACTTGAAGAAAACTTAAAAGAAAATTGTATATATTACGAAGATGGGTATAGAACAGATGAATGTTTTAATAATGAGAAACCTAAGATGACTAAATTTGAATTCTATTATAAAATGTACCATTGTGATAGACATGATAAGGCGGAAAAAAGAAAATGGAAAGAACAAGCTTACAAAGAAGAAAAAGAAAAACAAGATAGAGCATTTAACAATGAGAAGGCAAAATGGTATGCTAATGCTGTTACTATGAATAAAATTATAGTTAATTTCTTTGTTGGATATTACGTAATACTATTATTTAAAAATTTGAAAAATTATGCTAACATTGACATATATTTCTTAGTTAGTATCATATTATTGACAAAAATTTTTGGAGTAGACGTATCTGTATCATTCTTATTATATATTTTACTAATCATATCTTTGCAATTAAAAGGAGTTAACTTGAAGAAAAGAGTTACGAGTATGTTTATAATCGGGTTTCTAACATTGCCTCTAATAGTTGCCACATCTATTGAATCAATTGGTCAGGAGAAAATAATAATATTTTTGGTAACTACATTATTTAATCTTTTATTAAAATATAATAGTTCAAATATTACACTTAAAATTTTATGCGGAGTAATTAATGCATATCATACCTTAGTTATATATACGGATAATTTATATAATACAGATTTCGAGAGAATTATAGGAAATAAACTTGGAATACAATTTATATCATATATGTTAAATAAAGGATATTCAACTTCGTGGATAGCTTACATAATGTTTCTCATATACTCACCATTACTAAGAATATTATATGTAAATTGTGATAGTTTCAACCCAATTAAAATATTAGGAGTTAGCAATATTATACCGACCATAATTTTTGGAGCATGTTCAGCAAATGACATAGTACAAATGTTAGAAGAAATCAACAACTGGACTTCTGAGGAAAAAAATAAAAATCATAAATTCGTTATTAAATATAGAAATACAGATTTTAAAAATTTATGTAAAAAGATGATTATCCAAAGAAAAAGACTACGATGTGATGCCAATCCAGTGAACGAGTATATGACATATAAGACTTTCTCCATAAGTGGTTTTTATCTAGATAGAAATTATCCTTATAAATTACATAGATGTGTTAATAATGAAGTCGAAGCTATTTATAGACAATTAAAAGTTAAAATAAGGCCAGATATGGAAGTGATTAAAGATTTTAAAAAATTTTGTAAGAAAAGAATAGATGATTTAATTAATAACAATGAAATTGAGGAAACTGGGTTTATAGAATATATAAATAAATTTGCTCCATCCAAAAATGAATATATGCAAGGTTATAACTCGTATTTAGAAGGACATAAATTAGATTTAGGCTATAAAATGCATAGTAAAACGGACGAAAAATTTTTCATTAATTATGGAGAAGTAAAATTAAAAAGTAGAAATATATCAGCACAATCAAGCATGGCAAAAGCTTTGATGGGATTCATAACACATACGGGAATGAAATTATTGCATAACCAAGAGTGGTCAGGACCTGGACGAAATAATGAGCAACATATAAATAAATTTCAGAATTGGATTGATGAAATACCTAATTGTTCTGTGTTATGCGTCGATGGAAGTGCATTTGACAGTACTCAACATAGAGAAATATTAGAATGTGTAGATGCGTATTTTTTAACGAAAATCAGAGATCATTGTGCAGATTATTTACAATATATTGGCTATTTAGACCTTGAAAAAGTATTGAGACAAACCGTATTTAAAGTCACCACTAAACATTTTCAATATACTATACAAGGAACTCAAATGTCAGGGAGAATGAATACATGTCTATGCAATACATTGAGATCACACTTATACATAGAATATAGTTTATACAAAGCAAATTTGTTAAATCATATTTATATAAAACATGAAGTAACAGGTGATGATCAAATAATATTTATGCCTAAGTATTTAGTAGATAGATATATAACATTTGCTAGGAAATATGTATATGCCAGAGAAGACGATGACGTTGAATATGGTCTTGGTCAGATCGCAAAAACTTTTGATATTTATCATGGAATTAGTGGAGCTGAATATTTATCATTAATAATATTGTATGACGAAGAAACTGGAAAAATAGCACTAATCAGAAAACCTGATAGATTTTTGCAAATGACGCCATTTACTTTTAGAAATGACAAGAAAGATATTAAGCTTTTCTACTATTTACAAAGTTTATTAGCAATTGGTGATTTCCAGAATATAAAAAATGAAATTGTACCTACTTTTATAAAAAAATATATAAATAAGATGAACCAAATAGCTAAAAAGAATATTATTAAGATGAAGAAATATTTAAATAAGTATCAAATTAATTCTTGTCGTAAAATAGTTTTTAGGGAATTAGAGGATCATCGATATTCTAATAGAAGTATATCTTTTATACAACAAGATAGACTTGATGAGATCTTCCATGAATATCTATATGAAAAATATCAAATAACGCTTTCAGAAATCGAACATTTTTATGAAAAAATTGACGAAATATATAGTGTCGAATCCAATCCCCAAT